GCCAATAGAAAAAATTGGCCTATGACTGCTTATCTAAATTTTCATATTGAGAATGGTAAAAAAGAATATCAAATAGTTAAAGCGATGACTAAACAATATTCTATGCCATTAGAGTGTGCAATATTTTTACTTGCAGGCGGATACTCAATGTGGAGAGAAACAAGAAATGATTTTAAACAGGGTAAATTTAAAATCAAATCTTTACAGAGATGCAATGAGATCGGTGCTAGTCTGATGTTCATGAAAAATAATTTCAACATTAGATTAACCAGATCTTTTATTACTGCTTACGCTGTGGTATCAGAACATCCTAAATTTAAATGGGAACGTTTTAAAACTGCATTGAAAAGCAAATCCGCTCTGTTATTGCGGGGAACAAATACGGAGGATTTTGTCAGAGTTTTTGACAAAATTTATAACGGCAATGTTCATAATAAAATAAACTTCACTCGATATTTTATAGACCGAGAATATCAGGATGATGAAGAAGGAGATGACTCCTAGAAAGAGAAAGAAGATGGACATAAACAAATGGAAATCATGCGCTGTTGACATTGACACTTATTGCATTTTACGTGCAATGGGTAGTCATGGTTTTCGAAAACCCGCATCTATGATCGCAAAAATTGTGGATGATGAGGTTAAGAAAATATCTAAAAAGAACGGCTCATCGTATGATAAAACCAGGGAGAATTTACTATCTCAGGGCAAGAAGCTCATGAATGGTAAGTAGGCCTGCAGATTGGATGGTTAACCTTTAATCTGGGGCTGGAAAAGGGCCGGGAGACTGGCCCTTTTTTTTGAGGAGAGCAGGAAAGGGATCTACTCTCCCCACCTATCTATGTACTTTTTTTATTAAAAAGTGCCAAAAAAAATCTATTGCAATATAAAAAATAATCCTATATTTATTAAACATCGTATTCTAATACCTTAATGAAAAAGAGGGGTTAAACTCTTTATCTTCATTCATCAACGTACAATTTCTTTAAATTAATTAAGGAGAACTATGGTATTTGGATACGACTACAGAATTTACGATTTTTCTAGCGTGCTAGAAAAAATGTGTGCGGAGGAACCTCAATCCATATCATCTTTTCCCCTCCGCACATGTACATGAATAAAGATTTAACAGAAGATCCTGCCGTTGAACTTTGCCGTGTCATGGACGGCCCAGATAAAAGCGAGTTTATTGAAAGTGTATTAGAGGATTATACATTTTGCTTAAGCATGGGCTTTTCTCCTAAAACCCTGAAATACCATCGTGAATTATTCAGCGAACTTATTAAAAATTTTGGGCATTAAATTGGCGACTATGCTTACTAAAAAGAAACAGCTACCGGAAGAGAGGTTGTTTCAATCGATTATTCTGCAAGCGTTTGAAGATGTTTTATCTAATTCTAACACTAAACTTGAGACCTATTTTAAAATAGATGCTTATGAATGGTTTACTAAAAAACCAGAGGATTTTCAGAATATTTGTTGGTTAGCCGGTTTAGATCCAGATGTAGTCAGTGATCAAGTTAATAGTTTAAAAAAACGTAAAGTAATAAAATTTAATGATGTACAGAGAAAATGGAATGAGTATCGATCTTTATATAGAGATTATAGAGCGGTTAAAACTGCGGGGGAAAGAAAAGAAATAATGGTAAAAATTTTAAGGTTGAAGATTAAATCCTAGTCATGGTGGTCTGGAAAATTTATCTCTGGGGGCGAAATAATAAGAGAGCAAAAATGTTACCCCCAGAGAATTAACTAAAGTGAGTCCATGAAAACACATAAACTAAGTTCATTATACATGATCCGGTATCCGTGGGCAATGGAAAAAAAGGCCTGATATGTGTATAAATCATCATGGCCACCGGACAACGGAAAAAGGCCCTATATAGATTATATAGACCCTTGATTAATAAAAAGTACCCCCGGGGTCTAAAATGGTGTCCCTGGTGTCCCTATAACCAAATAAAGCAATAATAACAACACTTTAAATCACTATTTATGGTGTCCCTATGGTGTCCCTATGGTGTCCCTAAGGGACACGTCTTGCGGTAAAGCAACCTAAATACACTTGAGACTTGCTCATAGGTTAGAATAATCTATATAATAAAAATATGGCGCAAATTAAAAAAATAGAAAGATCAGATAAAGATTTAACCCCAAAGCAGCGACTATTTTGTGACATTCTTGTGGCAAATTGGGGTGAAATTACGTATGCAGAGGCCTGTAAACAGGCCAAATATGAGTGTGCAAATGAAAAAGACTACTCAGCCATAGCTTCAAGACTATTAAATAGACGTTTAAACCCGCATATTGCGAAATATTTAGATAGAAAATATGAGGAAGAAGTTAATAAATTTAAAAAAGACAAATTAAAACGTTTTAAAAGACTAGATCATTTATCTAAACAAGCAGAAAAAAATAAACAATTTAATGTTTCTGTGCAGGCTGAGTTTAGATCTGGTCAGTTAGCAGGGTTGTATGTCGATAAAAGAGAGGTTAAAGTTAGCGGATTAGAAGGTATGACACGTATCGAACTCGAGAAAAAATTAAAAGAATTATCAAAAAAAATTGATGGATACAATGCAAAAACAATCGAGATCGAAGCGGAAGATACCTTGGAAATTAAAAAAAGCTAGTTGGTCAGAGTTCTTAGTTTTATTTAATAAAAAACATAACCCGCAATTGGTCACAAAATTAGGTAAGGTAAATGTCAAGACGAAAAATTACACACAGAAAAAAAATAAAAAATGAGATTGATAAATATCCCATGGTCTCTGTGGAATGGTATGATATTGTCTCAAATTCAAATTGGTCTAGCTTTCAAGAATTGCAAAAATCTAAACTTGCTACATGTATTACTAAGGGCCATTTATTCTCACAGAATAAAGGTGTGACTAGAATTTTTGGGGATTATTCTTTTGCTGATAATGGCGTTGATATTGAAAGTGTTGGAAATACGACTATAATACCTAATAACGTTATTAAAGATATTAAAAAAATTTAATGTGGCGGTGGTAAGTTTATTTACGCTATACAAATTTCGAATATACACATGGCACACAATTATTCAAAATTTACGAACTTACCTAGATGCAGGAGAACATCGGAGACCCGCCACTATCCCAAATCGTTAATGCAGTTTTTTCATTTTTCCACCCTGCTGTAAAATATTATCCTCACCAAATTTTTCTTTTAAAACTTTCCCAATTTGAGAGATCATTTTTACCTCAGTATCTTTAGCCTTATCTTGTTTTTTTGGAAACTCCTTATGTTTCGTTAACAAAATAGGGTTGGTCCAATAGTAAACCCCTTCATTTGCATAGGTATCTTTTGGTTTCTTTACAGACTTACATTCTGAGATATACCACTCATTATCTTTAAAGATGTAAATGTATTCAATCATGAAATCACCTCTCATGCTGTTAAAATACATCCATTCATCCCTATGCTTTTCTGGGTTATTATCTTTTTCTCCCCGGTCTCTTCCATAGAAAAAACACTCATCAATGGTTTCACCTAAATATGAGGCCCCTCCATGATTTACTAACTGATCTGCTTTTTCATAAGAATTGTAGTATTTATGTAAACATACTCCAACCCCCTCCGGGTATCCGTCACTATGAACGTAGATAACTTTTATTTTATTTGTTGCAGGATCCACAACCGCAACGTTGCTTCTAGTTGACATCTTTTCCTCCATTTATTATGCAACCTCTTTTTTTAGAATTAATGGGGTTTCACATATATAAAAATGTATATCACCCTTATCTTCAATAATTCTAAAAGCTTTTCTTTTGTCCTCTGCTATTTCTTTAGTTTTATATTGCCCAACAATTCTAAAACTACTTTCCATATTGTCGAACTCTTGCTCTCTAATTATTAAAAACATATATTATTACCTCCTTTTCCTAAGATTAAATTTATATATTTTTATTTCTGGGTCACCAAACCCAGTTGTATTTGCAAACATGACCGGGCATTGTTCCAACCAGTTTTCAAATTTTTTTCTTGTCTCATTCTCAAAATTTTTGATATGATTTTTTGTAATAACTTCATCAATATCATGCTTAGTCTGATCACTCATTTAAACACACCTCTTTTTTCATCAAATAGTCTATTCCAATATTTTATGTTTTTTTCTGATATTTGATTATTTATATTTTTTTTATCAAATTTAATTATACTTTTAATTGCATACTTTGTTCGTTGTTCCTCATAGGTAAAAAAGGGGTTACCTTTTCTGTGATACATATTTAACATTATTTGTAATTGTAAATAGAACCACCTTTCTATTTTTTTTATCATTCTGCAACCTTTCTACCCATGTATCCTTGAGCTACTTTTGGACTTAATTTATATCTGCTTTCGTTTTCATCCTCCCAGTTTAATTGTTTCATTAATCTAAAAAGTGAAAATTTATCCCCCGCTTTAACCTCAACCAAAGCATCTAGGATCTGTCTTCTAGTTAAATAACCACCGCCATTGTCTTTGCTCATGGCCCTTATTACGCTATCTGGGATGCTCATATAATCGCAGCTATGCCTAAAATCGGAAAGCCTCCAATATACTGATGAAAAACATGTAGATAAATATTTTCCGTGCTTTAGAAAATATGCATTATCCCCATCTTTTCTTCTACTAACATATATATCAACCCAATCCACTGGTGATACTACACGTTCTATTTTGGTTTTCTTTGAGTATGGATTGATCTCGCATATCTCATCTTTTATTTTTTGTGTGACTTTATTCATCTTTTCCTCCTCCTAATAAGATATCATAAGATAAATTAATTGCAAGCATTATTTT